CCAAGTGGTACTTTATTGACTCCAATTACAGGGGAAGAGTGGCAATTTGTAGATGGTTCTTGGCAATGGTCTGACCTTCAAAATTTTGTAGGTGGTGGTAGGTATCAAAACATAGTTGTTGCTTTTGCCCACAATAAAATTTTAATAGAAAGTTTTTGATATGGGTTACAAGAATATAGAAGATAAAAGAGCGTATAATAGGGAGTATATGCTAAAACATAAATACAGGTATTACTATAAGTGTACCTACGGTATTACGGAGGAAGATTATAATATAATGTTAAAGGTTCAGAGGGGGGTTTGTTTAGTTTGTGGGAAAGCTGAGACTGCTAAAAATCGCAGGGGCGGTATCAGAAAACTGTCAGTTGACCACGACCACAAAACAGGTAAAGTTAGGGGATTGCTCTGCCATACCTGTAATTCACTTTTGGGATTGTCAAAGGAATCCACGGAATTATTTTTAGGGTTGATAGCTTATCTGGAGAATCACAAATGTCATTAGTTGAACTTGGGACAGATAATGGATTCACAAGTGGGGACTTGGAAACAAAGGGATATTTTAGTGTTGTTCCAGCGTTTCAAAAATTGTGGATATGTGACGGGAGGCCATATAACTCTGACATACATTTATCGGGCTATCATGTTATAGACATGGTTAATACAAAAATAACTGGAGTCCTTACAGGGACTTTGACAGTTGGCGATACAGTTGTTCAGGATACAAGCCTTGCGGCTGGAATTTATTTTGGTGCTGTCAGTGCAACAGTACACCTTATATTTAGAACTACTACTACCGAGTTCGATGCAACGAATCTAATAAAATTAGATGCTGGAAATTACATAACACCATCGGACGTAAAAGCTCCCCCACACTGGTTAAATTGGGTCTTAGATACAGGAACTTTCCCAGACGGTGGCTCAAACATTATGTGTCTCTTTGAGGGACGGTTGTGGATGAACTCAATGTTTAGTCCCAATCAATGGTTTGCTACTCGGCAGGGCGACCCACTTGATTTAGATACAGGTCAGACAGATGTTCAGGCAGCCCTTAGTTCTCAAAGTTCTGAGGCCGGTCAAGTTGCTGATTCTTTGGTTTCTTTAATAAGATATAAAGACAACTATCTGTTGTTTGGTTTAGCCAACTCTATTTATATTTTGAGAGGCGGCTCAACAGGCTCAGGTGCACTCAGCAGTTTAACTGATGAGACAGGCATTTTCTCACCAGAAAGTTTCTGTTGGGACAATGCTGGAAATTTATTCCTTGTCGGAATGACGGGATTTTTTAAAGTCCCAAGTGGGGCTGCAACTGAGGGGGTTGCTCTTGACAATATATCATTCAGAAAGTTACCCAATCTATTTAAGACTTTAAAGTTAAATAAAAAAACTGATAGGGTAGCTGTTGGATTTGACAGGGACAACAATACAGTTCACGTCTCTATCTCAATGCAGGATGGAAGTTGGGCTGTTAATTTTGTTTATGACATAGCTAATGATGCAATACTTCCTGATGCTTATGCAACAGGTTGTGTCCCAGCATCTTTCTTATATGTTAATGATTACGCCGATGGAAATTCTGATTTACTTCTTGGCTGTTATGATGGCTATATCAGGAAGTTTAATCCAGCTAAGAAATCTGATGATGGAACTGCCATTGAAAGCTATGTTCTTTTTGGCCCAATAACGATTAACGACTTGATACGGGCAAACATTAAAATTAGAGAAATTCAGATTGTTCTTTCAGAGGATTCAGATGGATTGACTTGGTACTTATACCAAGGTAAATCTAACGAAGAGATTGTAAAGGGTATAAAGGATGGAACTTTAACACATACACATACAGGAACAATTACAGGTGGGGGTCGTCAGGCTTCCATCAACGAGAAGATTAGCGGCGAATCTATCGCCGTCTTATTCAAACAAAATACAGTAGATACCAGTTGGGGTATAGAGGGTCTTAAGATTCGATATACAGTCGCTGGAACGGAAAAGGGAGCGTAATTATGGCAAATAATCAAGCAAGTCGCTATCAGTCAGCATTACAGACAAGTCAAGAGAAATATAACCAAATGATAGCAGAGGCTAATGCAGCCAAACAAACGGCAGCCACAGAGATAGCTCCAGAATTAACCCAGACAGCGGATATGTATGCTGCTGGTGGAACTTATGGTACTGGGCAAAGAATGCTTGTTGAGGAGGAACTTAAAGCTGGAAGCTCTAAGGAGCAAGCTGCTTTAGTATCTTCTGGTATGTCCTCAGGTTCAATGGCTGCGGGAGTTACTTCTCGGTATGCTCGCAATCGTGCTACTGAATTTGCCAACATAGAGGATACCAGAACTGATAAATTAACTACTGCTCTGTCAGCAGTTGCAGCAGCTAAGGAAGCAAGAACAGGTCGTATGACAAGTGCATACACCACGTCTGCTCAACTTATTGCCGGATTCCAAGAACCTAAAGTTAGCGACTTTGAATCAGCAGAGGAATTACAGGCTGCTCAGGATGCGGCGGCCAAGGAAAGACTTGGTATGCAGCTTACAGCAGAAGAAAGCAATCTGGTTAAACAGTTAAATGCTTCTTTACAGGAAACTAAGCTAACAACTGGGACACAAAGTCAATCAGCAGCTTTGAACTATGCTCTTGGCATGCAGGAGATAAAGGCTAATAAAGCTATTGCCGAGCAAACTATGGCATTTAATGCTGCACAAAACGCTAAATACAAACTTACTGCTGACCAACAGTTAGCAAGGGGTAGTTTATACATTTAAAGACTTTTCTAAGACTATTCTATGAGACCACAAAGAATACACCTTATACCGAATGACTGGTCGCACTTAGAGGTGGAGTTGAACCACTTAACGAAGTGGATTTCCTCTCAGGAAGTAACACCATTGTCATCCCCAACTTTCATAGGACTTACTCTAACTGGACTAACTGCTGGAAGAATACCAGTAGTTACAGCAGGCGGTTTAATAGCAGACAGCCCATATTTGCTGTGGGACAACGAATATGGTGAGTTGCACCTTAAAGCTACGACAGCCATTTATTTTGGTGAGGATTCAGAAAGCCTCATCTATCACAATGGCTATTATATGCGGATAATTGATGATGATAGTATTCACCTTGACGCACCTGCAATAGTTACAGCCGGTACTTTAAGTGCAGGGGCTATCACAGGAACATCCTTTATTATAGGCGCTAACACCCTTGGCACAACAGAATGGGCAAATCTCGATGGACAAGACCAGACTGTAAAGACCACAAGCTCACCAACATTTGCAGGACTAACTGTTTCTGGTGTTGGGACAACCAATACTATTGATATGCCTGAGATAGCGACTCCGGCTGCTCCTGCGACTAATAAACTTAGGCTATACGCCGCCGAAGATGCAGACTTTACTTTCTTGGAGGCTATTACAGATTTAGGAGTCGTATCCAGATTTCAGCAGGACGCATTCAGAGTGGCACGCAATACATCCGGCGCACCCATAGCAAAAGGTAAGGTGGTTTCTTATACTGGCTCAACTGGAAACAAGCCGAACTTTGCTCTCGCTAAAGCTGACTCTGAAACTACGATGGCAGATATTGCCATAACTACTGCAACGGTTGCCCACAATGGTTTTGGGCAGTTGATGCTTATTGGTCGTCTTACTGGGGTGAATACTGATGCTTGGTCAGAAGGTGATGAACTTTACGTTGATGCCACGACTGCCGGAGAACTAACAAATGTAAGGCCGTTACACCCTAACTTAGCACAGTGGGTTGGTACAGTAGAAGTTAAGAGTGCAACAGTTGGTGTTATCCTTGTAAATATACAGTCTCTCACCGGTATTGAGGACGGTACAAACAGAAATACATACACCATCGGAGACACTGCTGCTGGGAATAAAGTTCTAAAATTTGACGGTGCTGCTGATGCAACAATTACTTGGGATGGAACTAAGTTTGATTTTGGCACTGCTCCACTTTTAACAACAGGAACTTTAGGTGCTGGTGCAGTTACAGGTACAAGTTTCATAATTGGTGCAAATACAATTTCGTCTTTTACAAATCTGGCTTCTCTGGCTGGACTTAGTTTTGCAGCTACCTCGTTTGTAAAAATGACTGCGGCTGGAACTTTTGGACTTGATACGACAACGTATCAGGCAACTGATTTAGGACTGACTGCCATTTTAGGCTTGTCTAAAGCTGACGGCAACTTTATTGTGGGTGCAGGTTCGACGTGGGTAGCTGAATCTGGAAATACCGCACGGACATCTCTTGGACTTGGGACAGCTAACACCGTATCATTTGCAGGGCTTTCAGTTACATCTTTAGAACAAGCTAACCCAAGATTAGTGGCAAGCAACGCAACAGGGACTTTACTTAACGTTCCTAATTTATCAACGTGGGTTACCGGAACTACAAACAGAATTACAGTAGCTGACGACGGGGATGGTACAGTTACGTTATCCGCCCCACAGGATTTACACACTACTGCAACACCATCTTTTGCAACGTTGTCTTTATCAAGTCAACTTAAAATTTTAGAGAGTGGGGCAACCCCAACAAAATACACCATTTTCCAAGGTGGTGACCAGACAGTTGATATAACTTACACTTTACCCACAGCACTTGGAGCAGCCGGTACAGTCCTTACTGATGCCGCTGGCAACGGTGTACTATCTTGGGCAGCAGGTGGTGGGGGAACTTCTGACCACGCTGCCTTGACACACTTAGCTTATGCTGATTCAGGACACACTGGATTTCAGGCCACGCATACAAGCCTTACAGACATAGTTGGACTTGCTGTTACGGATGGCAACATAATTGTTGGCGACGGAACAAATTGGGTTGCTGAATCTGGAGCTACTGCAAGAACAAGTTTAGGATTAGGAACGACGGATAGTCCAACATTTGCCAATGTTTATGTTCCGGATGATGGGATTGTTGGAATAAGTGGAGGTGCAAGAATTGTTTTTGATTCCACAAATAACAATTTAACAGGCGTTGCTCACGAATTTACAGTCGGTGATTCGTCTTCGGCGACACCAACGAAAAAACACTTGTATTGGGGGTCTGCCAACGCACACGTTGATTTAGGTGGTCTTGGCTATAACAATTATTACAACGGTTCTTCATGGGTTCGTGATAACACGTCCTTTACGGGTTGGAGGTTAGGTGTCAACACTGGAGACAACAACGCATTCTCGACCTTTGCCCTAACATTTACAAATACGTCTGGAACAAGCTATGATATTTTTTATACGTCGCACAGTTCTACATCGGCAGACTGGTTAATACAACCACAAGGTTATGGTAAAGTTGCTATTGGTTTAACGGCTGCAACCGCAAAATTACATTTAGCGGGTTGTACCGCCGCAGCGAACACAGCATCTCTAAAGATAGATGCTGGAACTCTTGCGACCACTCCAGTTTCAGGAAATATAGAATCTGATGGAACTCACCTGTACTGGACAAATTCAGGTGGAACTCGCAAGCAATTAGACAATTAAAGGATAAAATTATGGCAAAATATCAAAGTAAATCTGACTCTTTAAAACCCACCAGAGTACGGAGTGTAGATACAGGTGAAGATGTTGGATATACCCCCTTGGGACAGGAGGAGTTTGCTACCGTTATAGACCAAGCTGGTAATAAAGAGATGTGGGTTGGAACGCCCTCACCGGATGTTCCTGTTGAGGAGACCCCACAACCTACTTCGGCGTATTCAAAGCCAGCTATACCAATGGACACATCCCCAGAGGGAACAGTCCAGAGAAAGTATGAAGCTCAGGAGGCGATGGCCTATGCTAATTTTCAGCAGAGGATGCTTAATGCAGGTGCATCAATAGACCCTAAAACAGGGCAGACCAATCTTGCTGCCGCAGACGAAATTCTTGTAGCCTACGCTAATGCTGGATTTCAAAACGATATTGCTGACTTACAAACTTGGAGACGTACTATCAAAGGTAGAATGGCAATGATTGACAAAAATCAGTATCTATCTTCTGAGATGAAAGAGGCATTTCGCTTGAAGGTTCTTAGAGAAGCTAAGGATGCTATCTATATTCCAGATATAACTGCATCGGAGAGAAAACAACCAAAGCCAATGTTCTCCGACAAGGAGGTATTGAAAGCCGCCGGTGCTATGCAGGCAAAGTTTAGTGAAACTAAGTATGCACAGGATATTTATGATGAGGGTGCTAAACTTTTAGGTATTGGTTGGGAAACACGGTTTCCAGAATTAAAAACGCAGGTTGACCAGATGATAAATAAGGACTCTGGTGGCGATACTGGAATGATTAGGATAAAGGATTCTGACGGTATAATTGCAAGAATTCCAAAGAATAAGTTGAGTGAGGCTAAAAAAGCAGACCCTAATTTAAAGGTTTTATAATGTCTATTGATTATAAATCACTTGGCGGTATAGTTGAATCAACACCTAAAACTGCTGCAACAAAAAGTAAAATTGATTATGCAGCATTGGGTGGGGAGATTATCTCTGAACCTGAAGAGAAACCCCTTGTATCAGTAACAGACCCAGCAGACGTACCTACTGGTTTGCCAGCGGAGAAACCCTCTCAGGAGGATTTACCTAAATTTACTGGGGGTAGTTATGGTCAACAGGTTGTTGGAGCAGTTGCCAAGGGTGGAATGCGTTTTGGCAGTGCCATACTACAAACACCAAAGCAGGTTGCCCAGTTAATAGCTCTCGTCGGGGATATGCCAATGGGAAGAGAACCCCAGCCCGGAGACACAGGCTATTTGATATGGAAAGAAAATAAGGATAAGGAAACAGCAGCTTCAAAATATATGAATATAGTTGAATCCTACAAAAGAGGCGTCCAGTCTATTCTGGCTAATCACCCTGAGTGGGAATCAGAACCCCCCAAAAACTTTAAGGACTTACTCACAAGCCCCAAGAAGTTATCGTTAGCAGTGCTGGAATCAACTCCAGTATTAGCTGCTGCCGGTGTAGTCACATTATCTGGAAGGCCCGATGTTGGCTTAGCTATGATGTATGCAGCTGAGGGTCAGGATGCTTATGACCAAGCTCTAACTGATGGGGCAAGTAAAAAAGAAGCAACAGCCGCTTATCACCTTTACGGCAGTGTGTCTGCCATATTGGAAAACTTACAGTTATCTGATATTTTAAAAATAGGAAAGGGTTCATTCAAAGCAGTTGCCGCTGCTACCACTAAGAAGGTTGCTAAGCAGGGGGTAGCTGCTGTAACAAAAGATATAGTTAAGGTTTCTGCACAAGAAGCTCTTGAGGAGATGGCTCAGGGAAGCTGGCAGGAACTTACAGCTAAAACGGTTTATGACAAATCAATTCCCGATGGGTTGGGTGGATTTATAGATAGAAGATTGCAAGAAGGCCTCATAGGATTTACTATGGGTGTTATACCCGGTTCTGGTGGAGCTATTGCAGGTAGTTCTGTAACCTCCGGCAAGGCCTCTGGTGTGGCTTCCAGTGCAACAACTGGGGAAGAGGGTGTGGTTACATCCCCCCAGACGGAAGTTGTCTCAGAACGCTTCCAGCAGCTTTCAGCAGAAAGAGATAATTACAAGCCAAATTCCCCTGAATGGAATAGTATTAACGAGCAGTTAGCCCTTGAATCAGAAGCAATGCGTCCAAAGGGAAGTCCACTTCAAGAATCACAGGCTAAGGCTGTTGGAGATTTACCATTGAGCGGGTCAGAGGTTGTTGGACAGAAGATGGTACAGACTGCGGCTGACTTGGCTAATGTTGGTCAAAGAGCACCTACCGCTAAACCAGCGTCTTTTGAATCCATATCCGAAAAGGCATCTCTCAATATAGAGGATGCAAAAAAATATACAGAGGGGTTACGAGTTCCTGCTGTTAAAGAATTGAGGGCAAGACAGGCTGCTGATTATCAGACAATACTAAGCGATGAGTTGGCTGCTGGGACTCCTCCTGCTGAAGCAATGCAAAAAGCACGAGCAGGTTTTAAGGACAAGGCTGAGACATTCAAAGTTCCTTCCCCTAACTTTACTCCTGACGAGATGAATGTAATCTCCCAAAAGATTATAGGTAGATACAAAGATGTATTCAAGGCCAACAATGCAAAAGAGGCTTTTGATGCTTGGAACAACGGGGAAGTTTTACAGAGAAGTCAATACCAATACATTGAAGATATAGTTGGAAAAAAGACTGCAACAGGACTATATGAAGCTCACGAAGCATTGAGAGCAAAGAACTACAATATACTTAGTTTGGAAAATGACATACAGGCTGCATCCAAATTGATAGTTAGTTTGGACGTTCAGATTGCCCGACAAGCGTCCTCCATTGCAGCCAGACATCCTATTTTATTTGCAAAGGCTGTTGGTATAAACGCAAGAGCTTATGTCAGTGAGAAATTTGCAGAGAAGATTGAGGAGAGAACTAAGCAAAGTCCATACTACCAAATTGCTACTGATGTTGGTGTAAATAGATTATCTACAACAGCTTACTCTGGAGAAAGAGCAGAACAGTTTGCACTAAGTACACACCTTACCCAGACGATGTTACACACTGGGGAAAAGGGTGGGGTAGCTGGTAAGGTAGCTGGTGCTCCAATAAGGGCATTGGGTAAGATTTCACGGGGTGCAGAAAGAGGTTTTGCTACCGCACACGATTATCTTGTTCAAGCCATGTTTGATACTGCAATGGCAGAATTTGAAAAGGCAGGATTACCTGTATCTCCTAAAATGCAAGCTGAGTTCACTATCAGAGCTAAGAATGGAGATGTTGCTGCTAAGGAGGCTTTAGCAAAGGCACATGAATATATGGTCAACAGGGCGAGTGCTATCAATACTCTTGTTAAAGTGTTGCGGGCTAAAGACCCAAGTATGAAGAAGATTCAGGCGGCAGCGAATCACGTTTTATTTTCTGCCTCTGTTACAACCGCAAGATTTAAAGTTTATAGTGATGTCCTGACAAAGGCTGGAAGCAGGGCTTATATTGGCTCAGCTATTGCAACTGATATTGCAAAGATAATTCTTGTATCAAGTCTCACAACATTGATTGGAAAGTATCTCGCTGAAAAATTTGAGTGGGCAAGAAAAGAAGACGGCAGTCCCAAGCTACACAGTGACAGTAATCCCCTTGCTTCCAACTGGGGTAAAATTGTTTATGGGGATACAAGTATAGATTTGGGAGGTGGTGAAATTCAGAAGTATAGGTTCATTGCCCGACTAATTGCAGGAAAGACTAAAACTCAGGCTGGTGAGATAAAGAAAACTCCTCGTACTGATGTTATTGAGCAGTATCTAAAGGGAAGAGGTAATCCGGTTCTTGGCCTAATAGCTCGGTGGTGGACAGGCCGAGACTTTATGGGAAATAGTATCTGGGAAATGCCGGACTTAGCTAAACATAAGGCTGGTGAAAAAGGCCCATTGGGAAAGGAGTTTGCCGGACAGGTTCAGGGACTTCAGAATGTATTTGGAGAGAAGGCTGGTAAGGGCATATTCTTTGCTGGGCGGGAGATTGCAAATGCGTTAGCTCCTCAGATTCTTTCCGCAACGTGGGAAGCTGCAATCGACCAAGGTTGGGCACAAACAGCAAGCAGAGGTACTCTTGAAATGTTCTCTCAATCTACTAACGAAGTTAGGGAGTATGCTTCTACGGTTGCAACTAAGATGAAGAACAAATTGGCTGAAGAGAAGTATAGCAAGAAATGGGACGAACTATCAGACGCTCAGCAGAAACAGATAAGGGGTTACTCATCTACACTAAGACAACTTGAGGCTGAAGTAAGCAAAGAGAAAACCAATAACTTTGATTATATTGGTGAGACTCTTGCTGAGCAACAGAAGGTGGGGAAGAAGGTACAGAAGGGTCTTGACAAGGATATTCAGACTCAGATGGAATCCCTTGGTGTTGGAGTTGGCGGACTGTCAAAGAATATGGGGCAATGGAAACTAAATGATGTCCGATACAGGTCTTATCAGGATAAAGTTAAAGAAGTGTTGAATCCTCGTTTGAGAGAGATAATGGACAGACCCTCATGGTCTGACCTTAGTGATGAACAGAAAATTAAGGCTATTAGGGTTCAGGTTGATAAATCAAAAGAGATTGCAAGAAACCAAGTTAAAGGAGAAAGCCGTGAGTAAGTCAAAACCGACCAATGGAGAACGATTAGCAGTAATAGAAACTAAGGTGGATGATTTATGTACTCACTTTACAAACCACCTTCATCTTCATGGAAGAATAGTGGCCGGTATATGGACAATGGCAAGTAGCTTGCTTATTGCCTTAATATGCTTTGTGGCTCGGTTGCTGTGGACAATAGGACATTAGAATATACAAATACAAACCTTGAGGGGATTTAGTCTTAATATGGGCTACGTCCCCCAATTTTTCATTTCTCCAACCCCCATCCAATAACTGCTAAGAAAACTACTACCCCCAGTGCAAAGCTAATCATTCCATATCTCCAATCTGATTCCAAAACACAGAAACTGGACATCTAAGGCAAATACAATGAAGTTGTTCTCGTGTCCCCACCAAGTAACTCTCAGGGGTAATGCCCACGAATCGAAGTCATACCAGCATTCTACTGACCACATGTTGTCCATCACTTTCTCCCATCAAAGTATTGTTCACCTTTTCCTATCGGCATAATCTCGTAATAAGGAACTCCATTAAGTACCACACCACAGCCTACAATAGAACGTCTGCGGGCGAATTGCCCATAGGCGAAGGCCATCGACCGGTCATCTATACCCGTGGAAACATCCATCCCAAACATACGGCTCTTAGGAGATGCCAACCACTTTATTCCTGCTGCGGAGTGAGTATGCCCCATAACATAACTGAGGCCAGTTGACTTCATCTTGTTGTACGCTGGGTGTTCGCCACCACAACCTGTTCCGTGGATATAGCAAACATCATCAATAACAAACTCCCAATCCCATGTCCAGCTTTTGGTGTCCCATATTTCAGCAAAGCTCTTTAGCATTTCTTCAGGGATAGAGACAGTCTCAGCAAGTCTCAACGGTCGAGCGTCATGATTTCCTATGCAAACCACAGCTTTGGGAAATGCTTTTCTCCACCGACCCACAGCTTTCTTAGCAAGCTCATATTCTGCTGATGCATTAGGCATATCAGGACGTTTGGGGTGAAAGCTGATAGAGTGTAAATCCACAACATCACCAAGAAACACTACCCCGTTGCATCTATGCTTCTTATACATGTCCTTGCAGAACTGAAGGTAGTTTGGACGACAGTATGGGAGGTGTAAATCACCAACGCAGAGGATTCTATTTTCTTTTTTCATTCTTGCATTCCTTAACTACGTTCTTAAACATTTCCAATATACCACTCCCCGTTGACTCACCAAATCTGTGCCCACACTGAACACAGAATTTGGCAAGGTCAAAATAGCACACAGCATGGCAAAAGGGACAAGTTTTAGCCATTTCTGACATCCTCAACTTTCTCGAAATACTCCTGTAACTGCATCCTCAAATTAGTGGGGTGGCTCAAGAAATATGGACTCACAATAAATACCCACTTACCTGTTTTTGAGCAGTGGTCTATCTCTACTTGCATCCCAGCACTTATTTTGTCTCCCACATTAAAAACCACCATCCCATCACAACCGTCAATAATCTTGCAATCCACATCAAGAATCTGTGGGATTGTAAGAAGTTTATCCATGTAGGTTGTGTGGACAAACTCTTCATGCTCAGCAGGGCAGTAGAAGGTAAAGTTTGGGAACTCTTTCCTCAGCCACTCCGTAAAATCAATAGCGGCCTTGCAATTCTTTTCCATAATTTCTTCTGTCAGCATCCCACCATCACTTATTAGATGGCTGACGTAGTATTTGAAGTGTCTCATTTTAAGTTTCCTTTTTGTATTTTGGAAGGTCATCGAGTTCGGACGGAAGCAAGCCTTGTCGCACTCTAAGTTTTGTCGCAATATAAAATAAGGTGTTACAGCCAATCGCTCTGGCGTGTTCCTCTGTTGTATCCCCCATCAACTCTGCAAATATATGTCGGAGTAGTGAATCAAGAATTGAACTGAGCGGGAGTCCCTTCTCCCAATTTCTACTACCATACTTGATGGAAGCACCTTCAAGGTGCTTGGATATTTCAAGCAGAGCATCAGCAGGAAGCAATGTTGGGAGACCTTTACCCGCAGATGCCTGTCTCTTAGCTCCGGTAGAGAATACTCTATCTTCACCACCCTCTATTTTAATTCCATTTAATTCTGTTCTTTCTGGTGTCATTTTTAATTTCCTCATTATGTCTTTTAATTGCCTGACAAATGCAGGTCTGCTTAATCCTTACAGTCTTTCCGTTGGGGGCTTTATAGTAATCAATATATTCCCCAGTGCCATCACACATAAAACAATATGTTTTATTTTTCTTCTTCAAGCTATCTAACATCCCCAGCGGCTTTGTGTTGTTCAGATATGTACATCTTTGAATATGTAGCTTCATTCAAAATGCCGTGAGCATACGCCTTATCCAACTCTGTCACATTCCCATTGGAAAGTATCTTTGTTTTCTCATAAGGTATGATTACTGTCTCAGCTAAAGATACCTTGATGCACTCCAAGCAGCCCATCACTTTGTTAAGGACATCATACTTCAATCCCTGCTTCTTAATTACAGAGTGCAGTAGGCTTGTTATGAGGTAGTTCAACTCTCCGGCTGATATTTCAGCAGCGTGAAAGGCTTCAAAGTGCTGAATCTCATCAGCATATAGAGCTCTCTTATTTTCTGTAATGTACGGCATATAGTTTTCCTTTCTCCTTATTTTTGTATTATTTTAATCTTTCCTTTTGTACTTTCCTCAATCTTTCTTAATCTTCCCAGTTCCACATCAAACTGCTCTCTTGTTATTTGACCAAGTGCTAACTTCCAGCGGAGGTCACTTTCTTCCTCACTAACTAAACAAGGTCTGCGATTTGAGCCTTTACCCATTATTACCCCCCTTTATATTGTTCTCAAAAGTCATTGCAACACCCAAAGCCGCCCAAATATCGTCGTGGACACCAAACAGTGGGCCGGGTTTCTTCTTAGTTCCAATCTGAGGAATCTTCCCGCCCCCAGTTGGAGGAAACTTATCAATAATTGCCTGTCTTATATTTCCATCCTTGGCTTTTACTGAGTTACAGAGGAACATCTTTACATCCTTACGATAAATTTGAGTGCACTCACTACCCCAAGCCTGAATAAACCTCCCAATCCAGACACAAGTGTCGAACACAGTCTTTCCAACAGCCATCCCATACGAACTTATCATCTCGATAGCAAGGTTGTGGGTCATTAAAAATTGTGGGTCATGCTGGATATACTGCATGAGTACACTATTTTCTAACTTACCTTTTTCAAGAATTTCACCATCCTTATAAATGACAAAGGCAGATTCTATGTTACCGGGGTCTATTGCCAGCACTCTCATATAAGCATCCTTCCTTCATTAAACAACTCTCAATAAAGTATTTGCACTTCCTATTGTCTTTTCTTCCAAAGCTGCAATACGACTGTCTATGTTCACTGGGAGTAGCTGTGAATCTACGACAATGTTCCCTAACTTTACACTTTTTATTTTGGCATAAACTAATGTCTGGCATTTTCCACCCTTTTTAAAGCACTCTCATTCTAAAAACTCCTTAATGATTTCCTCAGCAAGTTTATCACAATCAGACTTATCTATACTTTCTGGATGCGTGTTAAATTTAATAAAGTAGTGTTCATCAAAGTAGCTAAGTAAAAATTCGCTTAATTTATCTTTATCCATTTTGCTCTATCCTCTTTAAAACTATTTCTTTTAAAACTTCCCGTTCAATTTTTCCAGCCTCGGCCAAATTATGACAGTTTCTACACGCTGCTATCAAATCTTCTGGAACATCCTTAGTTTTATCCCCACCCATGCCCCTTGGGTCAATGTGATGGATGTCAACTGCAATGCTTTCACACCCCTCAGCCCTAATCTCACACAAGATGGTATCCGCCGTAGTGAGGTGATTGGATTCAAGGTATATTTTAACGTGCTTCTTCATTCTTTCTTTGGCATTACTTTAATCTTATTGTCCTCACAAAATCTCAAGTACAGAATATCATCCAGCGTGTAGGTAATGTACTCATCATTATCTGAGTCAATCATACACTTACCACCTATTAAGACATGGAGTGCCTCGTGGCAAACTACCACATAGGGGTTATCGTCCTTTTCTTTGCAGTAATCCTTATCAATCCATATCTCAGCTTGCATAAGGAATCTCTGGCGTTCCCCAAGTTCCATCGTCCATCCAGCAGCACGTTCGTTTTTAAAGGGTGTTCCTGTATGCAATTCTATTTCCCAATCCCGTAGGTTAAGGACATTCTGACACCACCTGAGACACTTCTCAAGCTGTTCATGGGATACTCTCTGATATATCCGCTCATGGTTTGCCACTTTATGTTCCTTTATTTATTTGGGTATTATATCATAATTTCAATTAAAAGTCAAGACAATTATTTTAATAGCCAATTTATTCTTTCTGATAGCTTCTCAACCCCCACTGCAAGCATCCACTCCCTCTCATCATTGTATGGGTCTGGGGGTAGGAGAATGTCAGAGTTTGGCAATTCTTCATATAACTCACCAGCACCTCTCGCTCCAACATCATCTTCATCATTATCAGCAATAATCAATACCCTTTTAAATTTCTTTAGGGCAGAGATAGTTGCCGCAGTGCATTTATACAGGGCATTGTATTTCCCAATCGCTTGAAATCCCATCTCTACCGAGCAAGCTGTGTCAGAAAATCCCTCGTTCACAATTATTGGTTTTGTAATATCAAATTCAATGTTAGGTTTAAAAACACCATGCTTACTGTGTTTCTGTCCCTTCTTTACATGCTTTCCTGTTTTAATGTCCCAATAATGTTCCTGTATTCCCACAATCTTTCCATGTTCCCCAAACATCGGAACAAGGAATTTACCTTGATAATACCCCAATCGGAATTTAGCTAATGTTTGTGGAAGAATACCAAGGTATTTTGCAAATTCTCTTGATAAAACCCCTGAACCTTCCCAATGTAATCTCTTTTCCCAATTTACTTCCACTGGTACTTCTTTCTTTATTGGGATATATTTAATATCATTGGGATTCATTTTAAAATGCTCGGCATATTGTTTAGGAGACCCTTGGCAACCACAGCCCCAGCACCTAAACCATAGAGGAAACTTGCCCCCTTTATTTATTGTCATAGAGGGCTCAGTCTCCCTGTGGAACGGGCATAGCACTGTCCAGTGCTTGCTGTTTTCTTCAAGGACTTCTAAATTATGGTATGGGTAAGGTAGTTCACTCATTCTGCATTTATCCAATCATATATCCAAAGTGTTAGCATTATCATTTATTCGCCGCCTTTCAGTGCCTCAATTATTATGTGATAAATCCATTGTGATTCTGATTCACCGGTATCCGAGGGTATCGGCAAAATGCTTTTCATTGCTTTTTTCAGCCTCTCGTTTTTGGCTTTAAGGGTGGCAATCTCTTTATCTTTTCTGACCAATTTAAGTTCAAGCGTTGTGTACTCAAATCTCATCCTATCTATCTCTTCGGCCTGACGGTCGATATGTCGTAATGCCTGAAGCATAATGTCTCGATGATACATTTCGTTTCCTTCTTGGAAAGCCAAAGTTCCTTTTATGCCCTTAACAAAATCTTCAGCAGAACATATTTTTTCATCGCTCGGCTTCTGGCAGTCGGGACAAGGAACTTCTACGCCTTGTGATAAGTCTCCATTAGGCGACAAGACTACCTGCCTGATAAGTTTCTCGCTTCCGCCGCAAGTTTTGCATTTATCTTTACTCATTTTTCATTTTCCTTAGAATTTCCCCCAATTTATTATAAATCCAAAACTTATATTTGTAATATCTCAGCCTTAACCTCATCCAGATACGTTTTAGTTTAACTTTCGGCTTATACCACCAAGGAACAGTTAAATTAAAACTATAAAACGTCTCAAGAAATACAATCATATCTTTCTCAATCTTTCCCATCAAAATTCCCCCAACTTAAATGTAACGTCTGCAAACTTCATACAGTCTGACAGCCACACCACCGGAAATTCACCTGTCACTCCATTAGTATTTTTAGCCAATATCAAGTACATTTCGCTATCGTCAAACTTTCCTTCTTTGCGTTCCTCATACAGATTATAAAACGCTGGGCGATACAGTAGCAAAATTTTATTTCCAAAGTTCTCAAGGCCAGCACCCTCTCGACAATCACTAAGTCGTGGTTTATGATTCTCTCGGCGTTCAGATTCTCTGTTCAAATGACAGAGTGCAATCACAATAGCGTTGCGTTCCTTGCTCATTGTCTTTAGGTATTCTGCTATGCGGTCAATAGCCTCATATCTCTGCCCCTTAAATCCAGTTGTCCTAAAGCAACCAATGTGGTCAAAGATAATTACATCAAAGGTTTCCCCAGAGGCATTTAGGATTTCTCCTGCTTGCATCGGTGTAATTCCCGACTTATCACAGATAAATAGTGAAAGTTCAGCTAATTGTTGTTTGGTTTCACTCTTTACAGGAACAACTCCCTGAACTAAATCAAGATATTTATTTTCTTGTATGTAGCCTTCCATTCTGGTTAGAAGCTGTTGTTCAGCCATCTCCATTGAAAAGAAGGCTACTTTCATTGTCTTTGCATACTTCATAGCAAGGTCAATAGCAAGAGAAGTCTTACCTAAGCCTCTTTGACCCGCTATAACGGTCAATTCCCTGCGTGAGAGGCCACCTGTTGCCTTATCGAACTCTGAGAAGCCTGTTGCCACCCCCCTCTCCACCTGTGGCGTGTGGGTCATTATAGAGTGCTTAATTGCCTTCATAGCGGAAGCTGCTTTCTCAGCAATTTTTTGCTGTTAAATTTGTACATTTTTTAGCCATTTACCCCTAACCGGTATGGGACACCTACTAAAGTTGCGTTCATCAAATCCGCTAATTCCTCATCAAGTATTCCCTCACAGTGATAGATAAAATGCTTTTTGCACTGTGTACAGTAACGCATTCTACCACCATCAGCCATTCTATTATCTACCCCAAGCTGGACAAAATTATGCCCCCACTTTTTACAGTCCCGTTTTACATACTTCCGCTTTTTATTTTTCATATTGCCCCTCATTTTTCTACATAATTGGGGTTGTTTGGCTTGTTAGCCATTATTTTCTTTAGCTGCTCGAATGACACTGGGAAGTAGTTGTTATTATCCACCCCGACATCGTGTTGCTTTGAGTCCCTGATTAACCTGCCGTGAGAATGTCCGAACAACTGCCAAGAATTATAGTGGCTACACTCCCAAGTCAACATACAGTAGTGGCAAACTACAACCAGTATGCCTTCAATTCGCTTTGTCCAAATATATTTCCCAGATTTGGGTTGCCAGTGGTCGTGGCTTCCAACGAGTAAAATGTGTGTGCCATTCAATCTTCTTACATATTTCTTATAGACATCTTCTTTGTGGTTACACCAGCAGAAATCCCCAGCGTGGATAGTAACATCATCCTTCGCAACCACACTGTTGAAGTTTTTGATAAGCCCCTCATCCATTTCTGTAACATTAGAATAAGGCCTATCATTGTACTTCAGTACGTTAGCGTGTCCATAATGTTCATCACTGGTAAAGAAAAACATTATAGTTGCCCCTCATTTTCCCGCATCCTCTCTACAAATGTTTTCTGTGCTGGTTTAATGTCGCCCCTACGCTCGGCAGCCTTTTTCCAAGTCTGAAGCACTGACTTCCATACCTTATATGGACGACCCTTATTATCACACCACCCACGAGCATCATTGTAGTAGAAAAACTGCTCTGCATCAAATGGTTGATAGCCAATCTCTTTTGCGAAGGCATCTATTTCAGCAATGGTAGGCTTTTTAAAGGTAGCCTGTATTTTATATGGACAGTTCTTACAATCTTTTGTAGCCATATCAGTTCATCCTTATTATTTGCAGCCATCCAAGATTAAGTATCCACTTATACAGAGGGGGAACACTCTCTTGGCATATCTCAAAGAGAGGTCTTGTTACACGGTAGCTCACAGCAGGACATCTAACAAGCCCCCACCTGAACCTTCTACCCAACCACTTTATTTTGTAATTGTTAAGCAAATGGATTTTCATCCCTGTCCCCTCCCTTATCTTCATTGTCTGAACCACGTCCAGTAGCCTCACTTTGAGGTTTAACAGAGCCAGATAAGAATGTTTCTTTGGCTGTTTTCTTCTTCCAAGCTGACACATACACCGGAACACCATCAAACAAGCCCTTACCCGTGAAATCAGGCTGTGTGTCCTTTGTCTTTCTGTCATTCACAAACAGAGTAAATGTGTTGTCCTTAATTTCAAATTTCTTTCTTCCACCAGAATTTCCACCACCACTGTAACTACTTTTTCCATACGCCATTTTACAACTCACTTTCTTTGTTAAATTGTTTCTTTAACAATTCTGCCTTATACATCAGTTTTCCCATTTGATTTAGAGGGCAGCAGTACAACGACACCATTTTCTGCACAGGTTTGAATGCAGTCGTCAATATATTTGGCAAGTTCTGCTTTAGTTAGTTTCGATTTCTCTTTTACCCACTCTGTTTTTTTACCCTTGTTTCTTGTAAGGTGCATCTTCTTTAAAACACCATCAACCTCTTCGACTGTAAATCCGGTTGCGTTAGCAAGAGGAAGGTACACACAGGAATATAAGTAGGCAAACTGCTGCTGGGAATACTTTTCAGTCTCTTTCTCAAAAGTTATCTGTACTCTTTTACCCTCAAAGTTCTTTATCCACGTATTGTACACCCCACCGCTGTCAAGGTGTAGTTTTCCATCTTTGACAATCCCATAGAAGATACCTTTAGCAATGCCAGCACTACTCATTTTATTCCCCAACAATTCTACCATTCACGACATCAAATAGTTCCCCGCAATGTCGAGCATCAATTATCTTCCAATCAGAATAGTTGAACTTTATGTAGTCAATCAGTTGCAGCAAACTTGGTGTTATAAAGTACACACCTTGTATTGTGTTCTCATTTGACTCTTGATATTGGACATAAACTATATTCATTCTTTAGCTCCCTCCAAACTCTTTGCCGTTTCACAAACCGAACGGCAATTACAATAATTCAAACATCTATTAGCTTCTGTCTTTCTCTGCTCGATTGTTACTGTGCCCTTGCTGTATTTGTCAGTCAGTCCCTTTTCCTCAATGTATGCCATAGCTTCTGGGGCAGTGTCTAACAAACGCATAGCTTTCTTCTTATCTTTCTCCATTATGGCAAATTTGCCAAATCTAATCCACTTATCAGTATCAGTACATTCATAAGCAGGGTCAAGATGAAGTTTCAGCCGGTCTTTTATAAAGGCAATTGTCTGTTCCATCGGCCACACAACTACCTCACGGCAGAAGTATTTTTCCTGTGGGTAGTCGGGGTCTTTTTGTGCCTGATACTTAGAAAAATCTTTTATAAAAGCGTGTATTCGCAAATGCTTTGATTGTATTCCCTCTGCTTTCCAGCGGAGGAAGTTCAGGATATTCAACTGCTCAGCAAAGTGTTTGTCCTTGTCAAATATCCAAGAGAAAGCAGACATTAGTTTGTAATCTTCAATGTCCTCTTTATTTACAACATCCGCTTTTCCAACAAGCAGAAGTGGCGGGTCTTGACTTATAGGGTATTCCCACTTAACTTCTGTTTCGTGGTACGGTGGTCTATTCTTTTCAAGGATGCTGTGAAACGCTGTACCGAGCATTGCCACGAAAAAGTCCTCAATGTCAACGGTAATGCTGTCGTACTTCTCTATCATCAGTCGCCGTACTTTCGGACTGTCAATCAACTGCGTCACACCTATTCTTTCTGGTTTTGGTGGATAGGTGTGGCTTCCCGCTGCCATTACAAATGCCGGAGGAAAACCTAACCTGTTTGTCAACTTCATATTTGTATTTCCTTAATAAATTATAATTGCTGCCCCCAGCTTACCACAAGGGGTGGGGGCATAAACCTTTATCCCGCTCTTTGGTACAGGCGGCGGTTTTAAGTCTCACCTGTTTTAGGAGGTATTATACCTCTACAATCTTTCCTCTTGGTTTCTTTTCTGGGTACGTTGACTTTTTACCAAACATTTTTACACCCTGATAACATATCCAAGCATTCAATTTACTTGCACCATCTTCTATCAATATCTGCTGCAATAACCTGTCAGCAGCATCTTTGTATTTTCTGTCCAGCAATCCTTCCCGCATAAGCTGGTATAAGGCATCGTGGACAAGGGAAGCTCTCATAGACTGCTTACTATCACCTACGCCGGACATACCATCCCACTGATAGCCCATATTTATAGAAAGTATCCCATCTGAAAAAAGACCAATGTAATCCCTTATGAAAATTATCTCATCTGATAGGTTGGTCAATCCTGTCTGTACAGCCAGTGATTCCACCAACTCGTATTTGTAGCCCTTTAATTCTTGGTACTTCATCTAAGACCCCCCACGATTGGAAACAGCCCATTAAGAAACTCTTTCATTCCATTGGGGTCAGTTTCCTTTTCCCACGCCCCAGCCTTGACGTAAGCTACCTTTGGCAAATATAGCTCAAGGTCTGTGGCCTTTACTTTGTTAAAAGCCGATGCATAGTGGAATAATTTTTGCCCATTATCTCTATTGTATATGTCCACTACCACACAGCCAGTGGTGAACAACAGCAGACATATCCACAAAACTACAAACACAATTATCAACCCGTCTTTAGTCATTTTTCAGTTCCTTAATTTTTAATTCATATTCTTCTTTTGTTAGCTGTACATTGCAAATCATAAATTGTGATTTTATTTTTATGTTTCGGCAGCCATAGCAGCCATAGCAGTTAGAGCAGTTAGAGCAGCCATAGCAGCCATAGCAGTTGGAGCAGTTAGAGCAGCCATAGCAGCCATAGCAGTTAGAGCAGTTAGAGCAGCCATAGCAGCC